AGTCTCTCGTTGCGTTCAGCGCAGTAGCGAAAGCAGAGCGCCCGCGATATTCGTCAAGTCTTGCTGCGTCGAATAGGTGGATAAATTCTTTTGCAACAATATCAGTAGGAGAAATATACTGGTTATTAATAGTACGCGTGAAAATTGTGTATGAAATGGGTCTTCCATAGTCGTCAACATTTATTCCACCGATATATTTATCCGTATCCGTGCGGTCGTAAGGCGATCCGATGCGGTCGGCTTCGACGCTTTGCAATTTTAGGTCTTCGCCGTCGCGGACGATGATGAATCCACAATCTCCATCGCGAAGGATGGCCGTTACAGCGAGTTGTAAAAGCGTTGTGAAGTTGTGCCTGCCTAGGAAATCGCACTCGTTACACCACCGTTGCCAATACCTTTCAATAGCTGTATCGGCTTCGCGGTCGCCGGTGCGTGCTTGATAAGCGATGCGACCGGAGACGTAGGTTGCAAATTTTAAAAGGAGCGAACGGACAGGCGGAAAATTGTCAGCGAGATCGCGAGCGGCTCGGATGAGCGCGAAGCGTTCGCGAGTTCCTGCCGTGTCTTCGCCACCGCTAACTCCGCGACTGATCCCGCGCTTTTCGCTCGTCAATGCTGAATCAAAGCGCCCGAAATTGCGTAGCTTCGCCTGGTTAACCATGCGGTCAAGAGCGGCCTTGGGAGAGACGAACGAAATGGCTTTGGTGATGATGTCTTGAGTCATGGTCGTTGCGTCGGGAAGGTCGGCGTGTAACGTGATACCCTATTCCCGCTGGCGTTGTCAATAGCGGCTTGTAACTCTTTGATGGTCTGTGCGACCTCGGCAAGGTTGGCGCGAGTGAAGCTTCGGCCTGCTATGCTGTAGCTTGCGCCTGCAATGGCGATCGCTTTTAGACAAGCCGTGAAATCGGTCTGCAATTCTTGCAATGTCGCAACCGGAAGACCGAAGAATGATTTGTGCATCGCCATTTAAAAGTTCGTTGTGTCAATTCTCACCTATCGGCAAAACTCCCGCCAGCATCGCGGACGCGAGTGCGATGCACTCGCAGTCCCAAAGATGGTTCGGACGTCCGCCGATGCGCACCCATCGTTGCTCGACTTGTTTTGTTTTCGAGTTCGTGACATCTTTCTTCATCTCCGACAGCATCTGCTTGCGATAGTCTTCGGACACGTCCCGCGCAACTTCCCATTTCGGCACAGCGTCAGCCTGGCGGAGTGACGCGAGCTTGTCCTTGATGCCTTCGTTGCTGAAAAAGAAATACGCGCACTTTAACCCGTCCGATCCGGCTTGCGCTCCTTCAATTTTTGAGACGAAGCGGCGAGTGCGCCTGCCGTTGTCGATATGATAAAACCCGTCCTGACCCGACCCGTGCGAAGCCGTCCACCCACGCCGCGCACATTGTTCGTAAACGAGCGGCGTATCGTAACCGGCATCAACAACAACGCACCTCGGCATTATGTCGAATTGCTGTTGAATGGCGTCGAGCGTCTCCCAAGTCAGCGGACGCGACTCGTGCAAGAGCATGGACGAACCGTCCACGCGGAAGGCGCGGACGATGCACCAGAAGTGATCGCGCTGTTTGTCCACGCACATAAAGCGCCTGTGCTCTCCGTCGATCTTTTGTCCTTCGAGATATTCCGCCTTCGCGTAGTCGCCAGTCGTGATCTCCGGCAAGTCGCTCGTGACCTCGTCTTGCCAAGTCTGCGCTTTGCGTTTTTGAATAAATTGTTTGAGCGGCTCCAGGTTGCCGGATGACTTGGCTTCGTTGGCTTCGATCCATTCCTTGACTATGCTGAACCACGGTATCCACCAGACTGCGTAGGCTGGATACTCGAAGCTTCTGTGACCGCGCACCGGATGCGGGTTGAGTGCACGATACGTTGCAGAATTTGCAAGGTTGCGTCGAGTACTTGCGTCGTCTTTGTAGCGAGTTTCGCAATGCTCACACTTCATTCGGACGGAGTCCTGCACCCTATCCCACAGAATACCGCCCTTGTCGTCACGTTCGGACGTGTATTCGATCTGATCGAACAGATATCGTTGCCAGTTCCCGCAATGGGAACACATCCAGCCCCAAACTTCCCGCGTTCCGCTGTCCCATTCGGCATCCGCTTCGTGTCCTGCGTCCCATCCTTGCGACACTAAGAGCGTCTTTCGGTTCCATCTGTCATGGTGACGAGCTTTTAACTCTTTTATCATCCCGCCTTTCCACCTCCATACCTCGTCCCCGATGCAATAGCGCATCGACTTTTCTTGTAGGTTGGTCATGTTCGCGCCGCCTGCGAACAATACCATGTGCGGAAATAGGATCGTGGTCTTGCGCAAGGCGTGCCGGTCTTCTGGAAACAAGTCTTTGACCGGCTGGCATTCGTTAAAGATCGGAAGCAAGCGCGACTCTGTCCAGTCTTTGACCATGTCGTCAGTCTGACCGACGAACAAAGTCGGACCCGGCTTTTGAGCAACGATGAAACAAGCGAGCGTTTCCATCATCGTAGTCTTCCCGCCACCTGTCGGTGCGCGAAGAAAGACCTGCGTCGTTTCGTCGTCGCTTGCGGCCAACAGCGGCGCGTTGAGCCATGGCGCAACCGAAGGGTCGAAGCGCGAAGCTCGGTCGGAGTTTGGAAAGCTGACGTGGTCGCTTGCCCAGTCCAGTATCGTGCCGTCGAATGCTAACTTGATACCGTCGCGGATGCCTTGTGCGAGTGGGTTCATTCGATATCTTTCCTAGCGTCCCAAATAAAAAGGCCGACCAATAAAATTGCGATAATGATTGAGATTATCATTTCATTCCAAAAATTTGCTTGAGCGCGTCGAGATTCCCAGACGGCGGTTGTTTAGGTGTCGGCTCCTCTTCTCCGTCATACATGGCAACATCCCATGTTGTTTCAAACATCTTGCGAAGTCCGGCAGCGGACAGCGTTATCATTCCTTCACCGTCGAATGAAGGATTGCGTTTGGAGTAAATTTTCCAAAGTTCTTTTTTTGTCATAGATCAAGCTTGGCTTTAACTAGTCGTAATTCCGGCAGAGCTTGAACATCTTCTCGATGGCGTCTCGGACGTGCGGCCATTCTTCCGCGTCGAATCGTAGCTTGCCTCCCTCTTGGCTAACCTCTAAAAACTCGCCAGCGGCCTCGTCTACGATCTCGATCTCGGTTACGCTGTCGTCAAATATTTGCTCTCCCTTTACTCCGACTATCATCTTTGTTGTTCGTGTTTCGTATGTCATAGTTTATACCCTTTCGAGTTCAATTTGTTCATCCGTTGTTTGATTATACCTTTTCAAGCTCATTTCGGATCTCGGCCAAGATCGCTTGCGTGCGCTCATGCAGTTTCTTTCGCAAGCTCGCTTCGTCGAGTCCTGCCAATGCGCCCGATGCGTCGTTGACGAGCGCCGCGAGTTTGGCGCTGAAGATCGCGCCGATACGGATTCCGGCTTCGCGCACAACGGCGATCTCGACCAACTCGCCTCGGTCTTGCTGAAGGCGGACGCGAATGCGTTCGCTTTCGAGCAGGGTCTTCTCAAGTCGAGCTTCATTCAGCGTAGCCGGGGCGGCTTTGCCCGATGCCTGCAAGTATTCGTCGCGCCATTTTGTGGCGGCTTCGATGGACGAAGTCGGGCATCCCATTTTCACCCATTTTGCAACGGCCTGCTTGGAAATTCCCCACGCATTTCCGATGGCTTCGTGGCTTATTTTGACAACCTTACTTTTTTTGTTCATGCACAAGAGAGCAAAGAGAGTATGTTAACCCCCATGGGAGAGCCAGTTATAGGAATCTCTTAATTTTTTCATAACATTTCAAATTGATGTTTGAGTGGGATGGTCGCAGATTTTCTCCTATTCTCAAATACAAACAAAGGTTGCAGATTAGAAATATGATTTGCGATTTTTAAATTCTCTTCTCGATTAAAATCAAAAGCAGAAAGGGGAATGATGTGATCTATCTCCCATACCTTCCCATGATTGTCCCAAGTCATTCCCTTCTTAAACTTTGATTCGATTCTTCTCTTAGCATCATTGAATGATGTTCCTAAAAAAAATTCCGTCCTTCTTGTGTTTTTTTTTGTTTTAGCGATGCGAATCATTCTGTTAACGCCTGCTCTTAATTTGTTTTTTATTCTTTTTTTCTTATTTGTTCTCCATTGTCTTTTAGCTATTCCCCTACCTCTTTCCCTACTTTCATCTATATTCACCCAATACAAAACTGTAGCCTTACTTGCATTCCTCCAATCAAATCCACCGCCGTAATTAGCCTCAGCGCGAATTATTAAATTGATATACGTCTTAACTTTCTCAATCTTTTTTAATGATAAATCAATACGCTTTATTAGTTCCCTGCGGTTCTTTTTAGATTCAGTAACTTTATTCTTATTCCCAGTATCAACAAACCTTATCGCGGCTTGCTTGCTGCTTGATCGACTAAGCCCTTTAGCAATTACTATATTCCTAACAGTAGCGTGATTTACTTTGTATAGCCTTTTAGCTATCGCCTTGCATCCGAACCCAAGGCCAGACAAACAAGAAATACATTTAAGTTCCTTATATGGGTTTGCTTTCTTTATTCTGGAATGATCCCCATAGCATTGAAGGGAGCAATACTTTTGCTGCGAGCTTCCGCATGAAAAATCAATTAAGCATTTGGCGCATTGCTTTTGGTATTTGGTAGGGTTGTAGCCTTTGGCCTTCCCCCCTTCATTCCGTTCATCTTTGATGACTCGGCTTTCTTCTTCGACTTTAAAGAGCCAAGGATTTTCCCGATGTTGATTTGCTGATTGCAGTGTGGGCATTTCATTAAACATATATCCTATCTGCTAGGATTGTCAAATCAATTTGTTGTAAATCTCGACGATAGGCTTGAGCGAAACGCGCAACGATTCTCTCTCATCCGCACGCCATTGATCCACCGGCTTGCGCGTGAAGAGGTCGGCGAACGAGCGTTGAAGTTTGCCTGCATAGGTGAGCCAATGAGTCGATGCTCCCGTGGTGCGTTCTGGGTCGTTCTCCTCGCGACCCGCTGAACCTGGAGGCGGAAGGATGCCGAGCATCTGAGCGCCGAGCTTGGCCATGTCGGCAGGCCATAGGTCGAGTTCTAGTTGGTCGCGGTTGCGTGCTAGATGTATCGCCTTGGCTGCCTTGTCTGGATCGATGCCGAGCGATGCAAGCCATTCGTTGCGGTTGCCGCGCACGTGGTCTTTGGCGACCATGAGCATCTGACCGCAGTCTGCCATGCGTAAGACGGCTGCGCGGGCGTTGCCCTTTGCCGTTACTGCTAAGGCGTTAGCTTCCGCGTATGCGGTGCGGATCTCTGTTTCAATGACTGGCAGCGTGAGCGCCGTTATTTCGTTTTGTTCCATATTTGTTTGTATTAGTTTTGCGGTATGTATTGCGAGCTTCCTCGCTCTTGAGTGAAGTGCTAGGCGGTAGGCCTGTCGTGTCGAGAAAGTCCATTGCTATCTTGCTGATCGCCTGCTTGGTGCAGCCTAGCTCCCGCCCGGCTTCGAGCATCGACATACCCGCTGTTAGCGGATGCCCTAACGCGAACGCAACGCCCCAAAGCGTTTTGCTTCTGCTGTAACCATGCTCCGCTAAGAAGCTGATCGTTTTGTTCAGCACAACCAGGAGCTTCTCCGATGCTTCGCGGTACGCTGTCATGCGGAATGCGTGGCCTGCCGTCGGATCGTCGAACGAATAAAAGTCTGGCGTGTACGAAGCCTCGTCGTATTCCGCTGCGTCTCGCGTCAAGTCGTGCATCGAACATCTTTGTTCGCATAGTTTTTTTCTTTTGCAAATAGTTTCTCGTTTTTTGGCTCTGAATAAAAGGCGCAGTCTGCCGCTCCTACCGAGAAAAACAGTGGCTTTTTTATAGGCATCCAAACATCCACGTATCAACGCCTATAAAAGTGGTTAGGTGGTCAATTCGTTGCTGGCACGACGTGTGGATTCGCTCCGTGGCTTTTTGCAAATGCGCACGCTTCGGCTATACTGGAGAATGATATTTGCTCCGTGTCTTCCGGCCAAGCATAGTGCCCACTCTTGACGTGCCAAATATCAGTCCAGTTGTTTTTAACCACAAGCACCGGAGTAAAGTTGAGTTCGATTTGCGTTATGTTCATTTCGTCACCCTATCGACAAAGCGACTGATGCCGCCTTGCATTAGCACCGGCGCTGAGACGTGGCGTTCACCGTTTCTGTTTTTCATAAGTCGTATCTCTGAGTCGGGATGGTTTGCATGGTCGATGTGCAGAACGTAGTCGGCGTGATGCCCGATGCCGCGGGACTCGCGCAGCTCGCCTTTGTCATTTAGTTGAGAAGCGGTCAGGACGCAAACATTTAAATGCAACGCCATCAACTTCAGCCTGCGGACAACTTCGCTAACTTGTTGCTCGCGTGTCTCGCTTTTGCTGTCGGCTGACGGAGAGCAAAGTTGAATATAGTCGACAACGATCCAGTCCAACCCCGTGCGCTTTTGTTGGCGGCATATCGACTCGATAGTATCGATATCCGATACTTGGTCGTGAATAGTGATCGGGAGCGCCGATATTTCGGCAATGCCGTTCTGAATTCCAGCCAGGTGTTGCTTGTTTGGATTCTCGTAGGCCGACACGCATCTCCATCCGCTTTTAGATGCCACCACA